CTACTTGAGCCTGAGTGTCAACTTGACCAGGTGTACGCCTTGCCATGTAGTCTTGAGCATTCCAAGAGCCATCTGGATTGATACCAGGAGGCAACCCCAATGCCGCATTGATTTCTGATTGTGTTGCCATGACTATTTCCTTTATGCGTTACGAGCCGCTTCAGCCGCAGCCTGTGCCGCTTGATAAGCCGCCACAACTTCAGCAGTCCAGACTGTATTGCAGATTGCAACAACATTGGCAGGAACGCCTGTCAAGTCTTGTGCGGGTGTGAGGCTTGAACGATGGTAGGTTTGGCTTAATTGAACGCCATCTTCCATGATGCGAGTAGCTTCACGATAGAGAACTGTGCCATTTTCAATTACTGTTATTTGGTCAACAGTTGTGGTTTTAGTTAAAGACATTTTGATTTCCTTTCAGTTGTGTCCGATTAGCACATCCATGCTAATTATGCGTAGTAAACAAAATTTCCGATAATTGTGGTGTTGTTATTAAAGTCTGAATTAGTTGCTGATGTATCTGTTGTAATTCCTGTTTTTTTCAATTCAGATGTAGTTCCAGATGTATTGATTTGAATACCAGCAGAAAAAGCACTTGCTTGGTTAAATATCTGAACATTTGCAAATCCATACCAACTATGTGGTGCAGTAATAGTAAATGGGAAAACCCCTAAACTCACACCACCTGATGAACTGCCTTTGTTACTTAATCCAATATAAAAAGATACAAAAACTTGTCTGCCAATTTTTATATATTCACCCGCAAATGTTCCTGTTATTCCTGTTGAGCCACCGCCAAATGTAAGTGTCGGTGTAAAAGTCCCTTCTTCATAGTCATCTAGCGTATTAGCGTTTGATGATGCTGATTGAGTTGCGGGGAATGTGATGCCTGTGCCTGAGTTTGATGTTGCACCTTGAAGTGCCAATGTTGTATCTTTACCTACCTCAAGAGACTGAGTAAAAGTAATGTCATTTCCCGCAGTTCCTGATGGTGCTGTTTCAAAAACAAACTTACCTGCGCTCATGTCAAAACGAGTAGCAAAATTACTCATGTCGTAGGTTGCCGTATCTGAACTAGCCTTTGAGTTTGCATTCATCGCAAGGCGAGTAAATCCACTACCATTTCCAACTAGAAACGCTAACTTAGGATAGTTAGTGCTATATCGTGCTGAAATTGCTGTACCAATTTGTTGATTATCTAAAGTTACTGTTACAGGGCTGCTTGCTGTTATAGATGTAAATGCACCAGTAGATGGAGTAGTTGCGCCAATAGTTCCGTTAAGAATTGCGCCTGTTAATGTCAATGCTGTGCCGTTAGTTGTAGCACCTGTAATGCCACCAAATGCACCCGCATTGTTGTATTGGACTTGTGTATTAGAGCCACCTGGTGAACCACCACCACTTACTGTTGCAAACGACAAAACACCAGAGCCATTGGTTTGCAAGACTTGTGCGTTTGTGCCATCAGCACTTGGGAGTGTAAAAGTTACATCAGCCGCAATGGTGTTTGGTGCTTTTAAAGATACAAAGTTTGTGCCATTGTCAGTATCTTCATACAACTTCAGATTAGAGCCAGCAGTTGAGTTTCCAAGAACATCTAATGCCCCTGTAAATACAGCAGCACCAGTATCACTCAATGTTGCACCAGTAGAGTTCTGAAGCAACTTACCTGTTGTGCTATCAAAACGAGCAAAAGCATTGTCTGTAGAAGATGCAGGGCCAACAACATCACCAGAACCACCGCCACCAGAAGCAGCAATCGTAATTGTTCCATTGCCATTGGTAATCGTCACATTTGTGCCAGCAGTTAGAGTCGCTTTGGTTAACGTGTTACCAGTAGAGTTACCAATCAACAGTTGACCATCTGTGTAGCTTGTCTGACCTGTACCACCATTAGCGACAGGAAGTGTTCCTGTAACGCCTGTTGACAGAGGCAAGCCAGTTAGGTTGGTAGCAGTACCGCTAGATGGAGTACCAAGAACACCACCATTAACCAAAGGTGCGCCAGAAGAACCTACATTGACCGCTAGAGCCGTTGCTACACCAGTTCCTAGACCAGACACTCCAGTAGAGATTGGAAGCCCTGTAGCGTTGGTTAAAGTTGCGCTAGTAGGTGTTCCAAGGATAGGAGTCACCAAAGTAGGTGATGTAGCGAATACTGCTGATCCTGAACCTGTTTCATCTGTCAAAGCACCTGCAAGGTTGGAGGAGCTAAATGAACCCAAAGATGTCGCATTGCCAACAGAAGTAACTGCACCAGTAAGATTGGCGTTAGTAGTCACATTACCCGCAGTCAAACCAGAGGCAGTACCAGTGATGTTTGTGCCAACAAGTGCAGATGGAGTTCCTAGAGCAGGAGTAACCAAGGTTGGGCTATTGGCAAACACCAAAGCACCACTACCAGTTTCGTCTGATACGGCAGAAGCCAAGTTAGCAGATGATGGAGTAGCCAAGAATGTCGCTACACCAGTACCAAGACCTGAAACACCAGTTGAGATCGGCAGACCAGTTAGGTTAGTTGCCGTACCAGAAGCGGGTGTTCCCAATGCGGGAGTCACCAAAGTAGGACTGTTTGACAGAACAACAGAACCCGTACCAGTAGATGAAGTTACGCCAGTACCACCATTTGCTACAGGCAAAGTACCAGTAATGTCCGCAGTAGAAAGACTTACTGCATCCCAAGAAGCATTAGTTCCATCAGTTTGTAGATACTTGTTGGCATTGCTTGTTTGGGTAGGCAAAAGGTTATTTAGAGCAGCAGTAGCCGTAGAAGCACCAGTACCGCCATCAGCAACCGCTAGATCGGTAATACCAGTAATTGAACCGCCAGTAATTGCGGCAGAAGCATTGTCTGTTTTTGTCGCAACAGCAGTTGCAATGTTGTTGAACTCGGTATCAATCTCAGTACCTTTGACAATCTTTAGAGGATTGCCAGGCGACAGGTTGTCTTTGGTAGCGAAATTGGTTGTTTTGGTGTAATTTGACATGGTTTACCTCTTAGCCCATTTTGCCATCTTTGGCTTGAATTTCAATCTTTTGCAATGAAAATGAGACACCTTTAATGGTTGTTTCATACCCTGTTTGGACAATCTTCCCCGCACCTGAAGCATTCGCTGATAGCGTCTTAATTGGCACACCGCTTGTGTATTCAGCAATGTTGTATTCAGCAGTTCCATACTCATAGCTTGTCTGTGAAGGAATGTAGACGTTTTCAGCACGATAAGCACCAGAATAGTCAAATCCCCAATTGATTGAGAGATACTGATCTGAACCGCCAATAACAATGGCAGTCACAGTTTTCAGAATAGAAATCTGATTAGGGTTTCCCAAGTCTGCATTGTTTGTGTAGTACGCAAATCGGTACGTTGTTGCATCATCAAGATAAGTTCCATACTTACCGATATACCCATTTTTACCAATGTACAAATCGCCATTACGCAATGAACGCAAGGAAGTAGGAGCAATTGAGTCCCACTTGGTTACACGGGAAGCACCATCTTGCAATGTTTGCTTGGTATCAAAGCAGTAAACTTGGAAAGATGCGGGTAAAACAAGCAGATAAAAGGCTTCTTTTTCTGAGTAAACAGACTTCAAATTAGCCAATGTTTCACTTGCCAGAGAAGAAGACAAGTCAAAACGAACATTCTTAGACAAATCTCGCAAAGGAGCAGACTTCTCTTGGATTGTCCTCATTAGTGAACGAACACCTGAATCTGACAAGAAAACAACATCAGTACCAATACTTTGTATGGTATCCCTTGCTATGCAACCAATAGAGCCTACTGTGTCGCTTAAAACAAGAGATGCGGGTGTAGAAGCACCAGAATAGACAAGAATCTGTCGTTTACCAAAGATAAACAAGAAATCATTGTGAGCTGCCAAGCCCATCACCTCATCTGCACCATTAGGCCATACACGAGAGACATCTAATGAGCCTGAAGTACCACCCCCCCACACATGACCTGCAATCAGATCAGAGAAAGTAATGGTTGTTTTGTCAGTAGATGTATTAGCCACCCACAAACGACCAAATGCTGAAATGCAGATGTTTGCTTGCGGAGCAGTAGCTACATAACCAGATTTCTCAGATATTCTGCGATAAGTAGTTGTACTTATTGCTGGGTCATAAATCAGAGGATCGTGACCTGTTTGGAAGAAATAAGCAATCCCATTTAAGGAGGCAGTTTGCCAGTTAGATGCAGTAATAGTAGGAGCAGTACCGCCACCACCATAGGTCAACTCAGTTACCGCATTAGAAGTGCCAAGTTTGAATATCTTGTTGTTTCCTGCAAACAGAACTGTAAGAGTCCCGTCAGTCTGAACTAACTCATGGATAACACCAACATCGTTAGCACCTAAAGCACCAGAGGAAGAGTTGACCCTTGACCAACCTTTTCTAGCACCAATACGACCATACTGATCCAAGATGCAGTTAGTCGCAACCAAAGCAAAGCCAGCCCCTAAATCAAGGGGAGAATCTTCAGTATTCAGGCCATAAAAGCCTGGTGCTGAGAGACTGTAACTTTGGAGTTGTGCTGCCATTAGACCGCCACAAAGTTGTCTTCAGGATAACGAGTGGACTCCAATGCAATGGCATCAGAGAGCATTCCTCTAAACAAAGCATAAGCCTCAGAAGAGTTTGTTCCACCATCTTCACCACGCTCAATCAAAGCACGAGCATAGGCACTTTGAGTCACCAAATAGTCTAATACTTTGACAGAAGTGCCGTCAGCAGACAGATTAGCCTGTGGAATGGTTAAATCAAACTTCAATGTATAAACACCATCAGGAACAGGAAACAAGTCAACCTTTGTGTCACCATTACCATCTACCCCGTTATAGCAAAACTCGCTAGGAATAGACTGTGAAGGTGTGCCAAAGTTGAGCTTGCGGTTCATATCCGCAACAGTGATGTTATCTAGGGTAATAACGCTAGTCGTATTGATAGCGTCAGTAACACGAAACTTCTGACCTGCACCTGTCAAAGCATAAGAACTTACGCCAGAACTAGTGGTAATAGTAACTGTCTGAGCCAAGGCATTCCATGTGTATGAATCTTCAATCTGACGCTTGGCATCATTGACAAACTTGCCAATCAAAGAAGAATAAGTTGTTTCGCCAACAGTAGATACTGTGCTTTCACGCAAGCGAACTAACACATCGTTAACAAGTTCTAAATAGGTCATGTTCGTTGTGCTCCCTGAACCTCAAATGTTGCAATAAAACTAAAGCTACTAGCAGATTGAGTAGTAATTTGAATTCTATCGCCTTCTTCTAAAACGATATAAGCATTGCCATCAAACTGAAGGTATTGCTTTGAAGTAAAGTCGTAAGAAGTAAGAATATCTAGTGTTGTGGCAGCACTTGCGTCATACCATTGAACAGTAATGTGCTTAGTCGAGCCACCAGTATTGTGAATGTACATCACAGTAAACTTGGCGTAATAACCCGTAGGAACTGTATAAACAGTTGTCAGCGTTGCGGCTGTTGGGTTAAGTCCGACTGATACTGGCCTCATTTACTATTCCTCTTAGAGATCGCTTTAGCCTTAGCTTTTGCGTCTTCCTTGGACGTTGCGCCCCAAGCTCTAAGAGATAATAGGAGTCGGGTAGGCTTCCCATCTTTCATCTCAGCGCCAGGCATATTGCCCATTCGTGCTAAAAAACTAGATCGTCGACCTGAAT